CGCACTAGAGAACCGAGAGTCAATCAGTCGTTTAGCGCCTTTGGTTAATGGTCCAGCATCAGAATCTTCGGATTGGAAAGCAATAGGTGCAGCTAGTAGAGGGACCATGAGCTTTTTGGTAACATCCAGCGGATCAAACATGGCAGCGACCTTACCAGACTGCTTGGTGTTTACAAAGTAGCCGGAATATCCCTTGTCCCATAAATTCTTTTCGGACTTATTTAAGTCGCCTTTCCCAGCCTTCCACAATCCTTCTGGGTCTTTTTGAGGGTCATACATTTGAGCAGCGTCTATCTGTGTTTGAACCTTGTTGTTGCCTAAACCAAGCTCTTTGCGATACGGATTGGTGTCGGCCTCTATTCCATAGAAACTTCTTGGAACAAAGTCTTCTCCATAGCCTCTGTTAACTTCGTCTCTTGTTCGTCGAGACAGGCCAGAGCCGTAGTAAGCTGGGTCGATACGCTCAACTGGCCTGGGCGAATAATGTATAAGGGTGAGGTTGCCTGCGTCGTCAATTGCTCCCTCAAGCCCTGTGTCACCCAAAGCTGCAAGCTCAGAAAATCTTTTTCGTCTAGCATCTAATTCTGGAAGCCTCTCTTGTATAGCCCAATTTGGTAGTAAGCCTGTCTTTTGATCTGCAAATATAGTGTCTTCAATTCCAGCAGTCCTGTTTTTATCTCCAAAAGGACCGTAGTTTAACCAGCTATTTTGCCCTCTTGTTTCTGACGCCAAAGCTTTAAGTGCTTCAGGTGACATTGTACCCGCATGAGAAAGATATGCAAGGTCTTCGCCAGCAGCCCTAAACCCAGCGCCCTTTTTTGCATGGCCCTGAAAATCATGGACAGCCCTAAACAAATCATTGTAAGACGCGGGTTGACCGCTAATCTTGAATGGGGATTCTTTTAATAAAGGATTTCCTGTTGGATCAAAGTCGCCAGCTCCAAAGCCAGCCTGGGTTGGATATACGTCTAGTCGCCCAGTCTCCATCATATCCATTAAGCTACGATAAGGGCTTTCAGGGTTGCTATTAAATTCTGGTTTAATCCCTGCTCGCAACATTTCCTCATATTGACCAGCCACTTCATCAGAGAGCGCGTCATAACTTTGCTTCACTCGCGGATTAGTAGGGTTATGCTGCATTGCCTCGTATTCTTTAGCGACTCTTGCGCCAAAAATAGGGTCATTAGGACCAACAGAAGTTGATGGGGTGTAGGGTATTCCTGAGCGTTTTGCGTAATCAATGGCGGCTTGTTCTGCTGCCGCACTTGGCCCAATATTTAATAAGCCAGTGCTAGGGCTAGCCTGATTGAGCTTGGATAGCGCCAACAACCCTTTACTAATGCCCGCCATCACATCACCCTAGATAAATAAATAAAGCCCGATTATACCATAAATTAGGCAATGCCTTGCAGATTGCGACGAATTGGATCGCCCCAATTACTTGCAGGCTTATAGCCCACCGCTAGGTATCTAAATGCGTCAGCACAGTGACTAGTCCAGTCGTGCATCGGTCTACCCCGCCAGGTCATACCCTTGTCATCGTAATCACGCCTATATTGACGTAGGGCGTCTACCCCTCTCTCACACTTAACCTTATCAAACCATGCCCTGGGGATCATGGATCTTACAGCCTGTATTCCATCGTCAACACCAAGCTGCGGTGCTATTGTTACGTTGCGAATCCCTAAGCTATCTAAGGTTTCAAGCCGAGACTTACCTGTTCCAAGCTCCCTAACCCTAACGTCATGTGGAAGTATGTGACCGTCGTATACATAGGGGCGACTCTGAAGCTCTTTAGCGTAATGGTCTAAACCGACACCGCTGCTCTCATAGTAGTCAATCAGCCTAACCTCAGCCCCTACCATCTGAGCAAACCAAATTGCAGTGCTATCCCCTATCCCTAAGTCCCAGGCCGTGAAAACGCCAACAGCGCGGTCATAAGGCACATGGGTAATTCTCTCTTCTGCTGCACACTCTCTCATCTCAACAGCATAGTAAGCGCCGTCCGCATGAACCAGCATCTCACCTTCCCAGATATGGGCGTAGGTATCTGGTCTAAGCTTTTGGTCGTCTTTTCTTTCAGCCTCTAATACTGCCGGAAACCAAGGGTTATCCCTATAGTTTATCTCACATATCTTCATGTCTGACGGAGGATTAACCCTGAAGCGTCTATGAGTAGCTGAGTGCTTTGTTTCGGGATTCCACGTTACCCAAATCTCTGAGTCATCTTCTCGTACAGTAGGTATCAACTTACTCCAGGCAAGCTCAGACACTCCCTCAGCCTCATCAATCCACGCTAATATAATCCTAGCCTTTGACTTGATGGAATCTAGGTTGCGCCTTAGACCAGAGAATACATAGTTAATGTTTCCATCTTTGGACCGAATATATCGTTCACCAATATCATAGTAAGCAAGTAACCAGGGGACTGATCTAATAGCGGATTTGACTTCCTCAAGTGAGGATTCGTCTAAGGAGTTAAGGTGTTCACGGCCACAGAGTATCTGACCCTGCTTTCCACCCATTCCCCATTGATAGCCTCTTACAGCAGTCATAAGGGCAAATGAGCGCGTCTTGGCTGAACCACGACCTCCGTGAGCGCATCGGTATCTAGCCTCTCCCTCAAATAGAGACACCATCTTAGGAGGTAATAGGATTTCTGCTTCTGGGTTATCCATCTTGTTCAGTTTTTCCCGCCACCAACTTAATGACGGTAGGCTTGAACGAGTCATCAGAGGACGTGTGATCAATAGCCTGCTTATCGCCCCACTTGCGAGGGGACATCCTGGACACCTTCCACTTGCGTGAATCTATCTTCAGCCTTGCTTTATTAATTGCGTTTGAATCGCAGTCTTCTGGCAGCTCATCTGCAATGTCAACAATCTGATCAGCATAGTAATCAGCCTGGCAGTCTCTGGCCCTCGCGTACTGTTCCGAAAACATTACCTTGTCAGTCTCTGTTAACCACTTCATCAGAGTAGACATAGCAGGCATGCTATCGTCACGACAGATTTGTCTTGCGCTCTCACCAAGAGATAGACGCCGACATATCGTATCCGCTAGTGCTTCAGTAAAGATTGATGGCCTCATACTAAGCCACAGACGCAGTTAACCGAAAAGCAGTGACATTCTCGCGTCATACGCTGCTCTGTTAAATATAGCACCTCAGACATAAGGTACTGATCCTTGTCAAATAGCGCAGTGGCGTAATCTTGGATCAAGTCCAGATCATACTCGTGTACATCTTCGTCAGTTGATATTCTTATCATGCCCGATTATACCTTATTTTTTGCTCAGTAGCCTCCATACAGCCACTTATTCTAGTTTTCTGACTTAACGAAGTCTTTAGTGTTAGAACCCCAATCAATCTGTCCGTAATTGTCCTTAAAGTTCTTTCTGTCTTCCTTGGTTCCTTTGCCGCCACGATTACCCTTACCACCGTGATTCTCAGGGAAATGCCTACCTGCGGGTTTTTTATCGCGTTTAGGGGTATGTTCTTCACCCATTACCAGTCACCTTGCCGGTTATTCATCATTCTCTGTCCAACAAAGGGTCTCTTTGCTCAACCCTACACCATTCATCACCACAGACTTCGTAGATTTCCTTACCGCCAAACTCACGCTTATATTGGCGATCAAGTTCTTTGTCATTCGCAAGGCCAATTTGGTAAAGCCTGCCCATAACGTCTATTCTACAATTGAAAGTAGTTTTATAATTAGCTAACTCTTGTATAAGCTCCGAAGGATAGGTTTTAAAAAGCACCTCACGGCATTCTTCTGCTGTGGTTTCATATCCCAATGCTAGGACCAGGGTTAAAACTAATGGCTCCATCAACTCATCCAGTCGTTTATTATCATCTGTTTAGCTATCTCAATATAGAACAGCTCTCTCTCGTCGTCAAGGGTGCTTCCCATCTCTACCCCTGCCTCTCCTATTGATATTAAGATAAAGTCCTCAGAACGGTTCATATGGGCTTCTAAAGCGTCTCTAACAAGGTCTGCTCGGTCAGGTCTAAGCTTTACTACCTTGGGTTTATCCATTATTGTTCCGCTGTTGTTTCATTAAATGTACGTTGTTTCTTATCATATACATCATAACATATCACGCTTATGGTTTGATTGCTTTACATAGATCAAGCTTTAGGTGCGATTATACCATTGAAATGGGTTGTAGGTTGAGTCGCGTTTAGACCTGGTTTAACATTCACTCAATACATGGCGAATAATGCCGTGTTTTTACCCTTGCTTGCCTGCTCCCCTGTAAAATAGTAGCGTTTTCAGCCTTTATGTCGTTATTAGATAAGTCAGCGTCTCTTATAGATAACTTATTGTTTGGCGTTCTGTTAAATTAGTAACTCATTCATTTTATATATATAGGTATTCATATGTCTCTATACACTCTATCAACTACCGGCCTTGACTCTTCTGTTGTCCGTTGTGATATACAAGCATGCCAAGCTTTCAGAGCATTAAAACAAGATGACCCCAAAGGCTCGCACACTTTAAAGCGCGGCAGTGATGTTATTATGTCGCATAACTCGGTAGAGAAATCCATTTACCTTAACTGTAACAGCACTAGCTAGTAGCTTTATCAAGTCACTTGCAAAGGTGGCTTTATTAAACCAACTAACGGCGGACATAATGGAAATACTAACAGATGGAACAATCTATGCAATACTGGCTCACATATTCTTTATTACATACATAATCAAGCAGGAGGTTACAAATGAGCGACTTTAAAAGCGCAACACAACGCATTAACAACGCAGGCTCCACCCTAGACCTGGCTAGAACATGGCTTGGGCTGGTGAGAGTGTACGAGCTAGGACACCTAACCGAGAAAGAGCTTCAGCGATTAAATGCTAACCTACGCAATAAAACAGACCAG